CTGTTCAATGTGTGAGATTGGAATCTCTAAATTTACTCTTTTACTTTCTACTTTATATTTTGCCATACTTGATAACAAATGTACTTTAGTATATAGTAGTAAGTATATATATAGTATCTGTTTGACATAAGGTTAAATATATCACTTTGTTATTGTGATGTTAATGAAGGCAAATAATAAACACAGTATCAAATGAGCGTGTACATTTGTTATATCAAAGCAATTCCGCAGCGATAAAAAAATAAAACACAATGAAACAAAGTAAAAAAGACTATTCAATTATCCTTATCATCATCATCCTACTGTGCGCAGTAGTAGCAAGTTCACGACCAGTATCCTTCAGAGACTGTAACAAGGTCACCCCACCATTACGCTGCAAAGCTATCAAGCCGAATGGCAAACAATGTTTTAACGCATCTAAAGTAGATACACTATGTAAATATCACAATTCTATTAAATAACCTTTAAACTATACACAAATGAAACAAGCTACTAAATTACTCAGCAAGGGCAACACTAATGCCAAAACTATTAAAAACAATATAGAGACATATATATTGTACTTAGCTCCAGCGACTCAGCTCGAAGGCTTCAACCTTTGCCCCTTCGCCTCTGAGGGCTGCAAATCTTCCTGCTTATATACTGCAGGACGTGGGGCATTCTCAAACGTCCAAACTGCGAGACTAAATAAGACTAAGCTATGGGCATACGAGCGAAGTAATTTCTACATTCGCCTGGTTGACGAAATACTACATATATCTTCAATCGCCGTCAAACAAGATAGAACAATCGCAATACGTTTGAATGGCACTTCTGATATAGACCATATCGAACTATCAAAAAAGTATACAGGTATCGACCTATTAGAGTTACCAAATGTTATTTTTTATGATTATACGAAGAATCCGAACCACATCAGAAAGTACTTGAATACTTCGTACAAGTTAACATTCAGTCGCTCAGAAATCAACGAAAATAAAGCTATAGATGTTTTACATATGGGCGGAAATATTGCCGTAGTATTTAATGATACTTTGCCGAATGATTGGAACGGATACAAGGTAATAAACGGAGATGAAACCGACCTTAGATATTTCGATCCTGTGAATGTTGTTGTAGGCTTAAAAGCAAAAGGTCAGGCAAAAAAGGATATGAGCGGCTTCGTCGTAAACTCTAAAACTATATAACTATGAAAAGACTAAAATTATTTGGCAGTTATCACGTTACGATCTCACCTATCAAACACACTAACGAGGGATTTATTCAGATGGCAAAAGTATACGAAGGTCGTATATGTTTGGATCATCATATTTTCACCTCTCCTGTAACTAACTTACAAGTGAGGGAACATTTTTTGAACTTATTAATAACCAACAAACAACATACCAATGCGTAAACTATTAATCTTTGGCATTATAGCCGTACAGGTTCTAATGTATGCGTTTATCCTTTATTGTAGTGCTTATCTGATAGCTTTACTAGGTTAAGGATACATATACCTTCAACTACTTAGCACCTTTAATAGGTGCTTTTTTTATGCCTGTATGCAATCGGTATAAGTCAAGGTATTACAATACCATATATCAAGGTATATACATACTAATGTAAATAGTTGAATATCAATGTGTTATAAGTAATATGTTAGATTAGTCTAACTTTTATGTGAATATGTGGCTAACTTTGTGAATTGAGTAGAGTTGAATATGAAAGAAGTAATACATAAAGCTAAGGTAATTATACCAAATATCAAGAGTAGTGACCCTGCTGAGAGGATGAAAGCTATAAGGGTTAACAAGCCTAAAGGTACTAAGCATCATAAGACTAAAGTACTTGAGAAGGTAGGCATTAGTAAGTGGGAGGAATTCGGGCAATGGTTAACTACGAAAGGAGTTGATGACTATCGTGAAGCTATGGAACAGTTAAGCCCTCGTGATAAGATAGTAGCTTTTAATGCGATTATCGAATACTACAAACCTAAGTTGACACGATCTCAGGTTGACATGAACGCTAACGTAGTGATTGAGAATATCAGCTTTGAATAGTAGTATAATATACCTATATAAATAACTACCCTATACCCCTTATAGGATTAAGAATATTATATTTATAACTACCTTAAACGTACTGATGGCATAGGTTTGGGGTGGGGTGGGGGACTTTACAAACAGGACGTTAAGCGTTTCTACTTAACATAATAAATATTATAGGACGAATGGACACTGATTTGGGATAGGCAAAAGTTCAACGTAAAAAGAAAAAGAGGGTGGGGGTATCCCCCTATCCTACTTTTTGTGCTAAATTTTGAACATATATAAAAAAACGTAATATGTTTACCATACCCATACCATACATAACCTTGTTACCATAACATAACAACATAACAACATAACATAGTACATTTGCAATATGGACGTAATAGTTAAGAGAACTCCCAAGTTTGCACCTTTGTATGAGTTAGCTGAAGATACCGAGATAGTAGTTTGTATCGGTGGTCGTGGTGGCGGTAAGACTTATGAAGTGTCCAAGTTTATAGCCTATTCCGCAGCCATCAAGGGTAAGCGTTGTCAAGTGTTGCGTGATGAGAAGGAAGGTATCAAGGAGAGTATCTTGAACGAGGTACTACTTAGATGGGATACGGCTAACAAGCAGTCGGTGTTGGATAAGCAGTTCTCAAGGTTGGAGAATGGTATCAAGAACAACAAGACTGGAGAGATGGCGGTGTTCACTAAGGGGTTTAGGGCGAGTACGTTAGATAAGAAGGCGAATATGAAGTCGGTATCGAACGTAGACATAGCGTGTATAGAGGAGGGCGAAGATATAAGAGATGAGGATAAGTTCAATACGTTCAGCGACAGTATCAGGAAGCGAGGGTCGTACATCATATTCATTATGAACACACCTGACATCTACCATTGGATCGTGCGAAGGTACTTCAACGCTATACCGATTACCGAAGAGGATGAACCTCAGTTGACGGATACGGAACGGAGTGGGTACTTCAAGCTCGTGCCGAAGGATGTACACGGATTGGTGACGATACAATGTAACTACAAGGATAACACGTTCCTGCCTGATAAGACCGTTCGGCAGTATGAAGCCTATGGAGACTCTGAGTCGCACTTGTATAACCTACATCACTACTTGACGAGTATCAAGGGTTACTCTACGACAGGATTGAAGGGGCAGATATTCAAGAACTATGACATCATCACACCTGAAGAGTTTGCGGAGTTGGACTATGCCGAGTGCTATGGGCAAGACTTCGGTACTGCCAGTCCTGCTGCAACTGTATGGATGAAGGTTAAAGGAGACCACGTTTACCTAAAGGAGTTGAACTACGAGCCACTTGCGTTGGTAGAGTTGGGTAAGAAGTTGAATGACTTGGGTATGTTGGAAGACACACTCATTGTAGCTGACTGTGCCGAGCCTGATACCATCCGTGAGTTGCGGTTCGGTATAGCCAAGTACTTGAGTGAGGAAGATAGGGAGAGGTATCCTAACGCATCACTTGGGTTTAGGAATATGAGACCTGCACCTAACAAGAGTATCAAGGGTGGTATAGATAAGCTACTAAGTATGAAGATTCACGTTACGAGTGACTCACCGAACCTGATTGCTGAGTTGTCGCAGTATGTATGGGCGGTGGACAAGGATGGTAAGCCAAGTGGTAAGCCGATTGATGCTCATAATCACTGCATAGATTGTGTTAGATATATGATCCAAGTACACGGATATTGGTTCTAATGAGAAGTTTGATGTATCTTTGGCGGATGTATGCAATAGAAGAGATGCCAAGTGGTTAGATGAAGTGTTACTACGTCAGTAGTGAAGGGAAGCGTGAGGTTAAGGAGTTTGAGTATAATAAGTTAACTAATGAGTTAACTATTGGTAAGTTTGAAAAAGATGAACTATGCACATAGATGAACCAAAGGTAGATGTAATGGTAGGATTAGCAGTATTAGGGTTAATACTTGTATCTTTCTATTATATTTTATCAATATTGTAAAAAAAATATTTGTTGACGTAAATATTTCGTATATTTGCAAGGAAATGAGACGAACTCATAGAAATTAACCAGCCTATATCCGAAAAGTAGCGATGTAAATCAGCCACGAGGAATATAGGTTCAAACGAAAAGGTTGGCTAAGTCTAGTTTGTTAACAAAGATTAGGAGTATAGTACCTTCAATATTTGGAGGTGATTCTGCATTAAAGACAGTTACAGGGTTATCTCCGTTCTACGGAAGATTGGATGAGGGTATAAGACCAGGCGAATTTAGTTTCCCTGACTATATGAACCTTACGGATAACATCTTCAGCGTATCATCCGACCAAGAAATTATTAAAGCCGTTACGGATTGTCCTCAAATCGGAGCAATCTTACATAGCAAGTCTAACGCATACGTTAATGGTATCGTAGAAGTGTTATCTAAGTCAACACGCAACAAGGTTAAAGGTCAAGATAAGCGTTGGCAGACCTTGATGGAACATCCTAATGTATTGCAGAATGGAGAAGCGTTTAGGGCGCAGTTGAAGTTCTACATAATGGCATTCGGTTATTGTCCTGTCTTGCGTATCATACCTGAAGGATATGAGTTTGGTACTGAGATAAGCGCACTATGGGTACTTCCTCCACACTCAACGGAGATTAAGTTCAAGAAGGGTAATATGATGTACACGGATAACATCAGCAACCTCATTGAATCGGTTACCTTGCGTAGAGATAACGTAAAGTACACCATCAAGAAGGAGGACGTATACATCTTCACGGACACAACACCTCTAAGAGATAATAGTTACCTACCTTGCTCAAGGGTATCATCGTTGCAGTTCCCTATCAACAACATCATCAAGTCATACAAGACGGAAGGTCGTATCATCTCTAAACCATTGGGTATCTTAGCGAATCAAGCAAGAGATACCATCAGTACGTTACCGATTGGTAGCAAGGAACGTAGAGAGTTACATCGTGCGTTCAAGTCTTATGGTACAAGTGATGGGCAAGAAGATACTATCATCACGGATGCCACGTTGAAGTGGGAACATATGATGTATCCAGTTAGTGAGTTGCAGATGGTTGAGTTACGAACCGCTAACGCTGCCATCCTATGTGATGGTATGGGTTATCCGTTTGACTTGTTTGGTAAGGATAAGGGTACTACGTTCACTAATGGTGCAAGTGCAGGTAAGACATTGTATCAGAACTTCATCATCCCTGAGAGTAAGAATATGGATACTCAGTTTAACGAGTGTTTGTATGGTGACATCAATGGTGTTGAGTATGTGACTTGTTTCGACCACGTTGCAGCCTTACAAGATGACATCAAGGCAAGAGCAGAGGTAAGGAAGTTAAACATCGAAGCAGCGACATTGGAGTTTAACTCTAATGGTATTACTTATAACCAATTCTTAGTAAGTATAGGGTATCACGAAGTATCAGAGCCATATAGCGATATGTATGCGTGGCAGATAAGACAAGACTATCCTGAGTTCTTTAACAACACAAGCAATGGAACAAACAACACAACAACGCAAGGTAGCGGAACAGCCACTAACGAAGCAACAGTTACAGGAAATCAAACGTCTAGCGGAACTCAAACTCAAAGCACTCAAGGAGCATAAAACGATATTAAAATGATTAAGTCACACTATTTCCCATCACGCACGTTCACTTCCAAAGAGGAGTTGTTTAAGGCATTGAAGGATTCCGAGATGGACATCATTGAGTTCAAGACGGCTAACGTATACAAAGGTTGTGATAAGTCTACTACGATTGGTAAGTCTCACAACACTAAGGAAGCTACTAAGGGCATAGGATTCGCTACTAAGGAGAACTATATCTATCCTATCATCAGTACTACAAGGTATATGGATAGCCACGATGACGTTCACTTCGATGGTTGTTTCACTAAGACAGTTAAGGAACAACAAGGTAAGGTTTACTATTGTGCCGACCATAACCTATCTCTATCAGGCATCATTGCATCGAAGAAGAACGTAGAGATGATGGTTGAACCTGTTGATTGGTCTATCGTAGGTAAGGAGTATCAAGGGCAGACGGAAGCGTTGGTGTTTGCCATAGACAAGGCTAAGATTACGAATCAGTTAGCGTTGGATATGATTGAATCCGATCCTGAGTTAGAGAATAGTATCCGTATGCAGTACGTTAAGGTGCAGATGGGTATAGATTCAATGGATAAGATGTATGCAGAGAACAAGAGGTACTACGATAGTCGCATAGGCGAGATAGCGAACGCTGATGTAGTAAAGGAACAAGGATACTTCTTTGGTGTAGAAGAGTTGAAGATACACAAGGAAGGAAGTATGGTTATTGCAGGTGGTAGTAACGATGCAACAAGAATATATACTGAGCCGACTAAAGTCACTCAGACTATTATAGAGCCGACTACGGTCACTCAAACGGAACGAAACAAAGATTATTCAAAAATTAAATTCATTTAAAATGACAAAAGTAGAAAAGGCAGCACAAGACGCTGCTATACTAGCACAGTTTGAAGAAAGCATTAAAGATTTGCCTGAAACTGAAAAGACCCTGATGAGAACAGTAAAGTCTCAAATTGATTCAGCATTAGCTAAACAAACTTCGGAGAACGAAGAAGCTACCGCTAAAGCCTTAGAAGATGCCCTTGCGCAACTTAAAGAGCAAGAGACTATCAAAGCTATGGCTAAGACATTACAAGCGCAAGGATTGGCTATTAGCCGTATCGAAGCAAGTAAGTTAGTTCCTAACGCAACTCCTACTACTTTTAACGAAGCATTGAAGGCAACATTTGATGCACAAGCATCTACACTTGAAGAAGTACGTTCACAAGGCGGTCTTCGTAAAGGTCAAGATTTGGAGTTTGAAGTTAAGGCAGTAGTTAACATCACGGAAGCTACAACTATCATTGCAGGTGATACTGAAAATGTACTTACGCAAAATACAGGTGTAATTAGTCCTATTAGACTTCGTACTGAAAAGTATTTACAAGCCGTTACAACAGGAACTATCAACAATCGTTTTGCATTGTGGATTGAAGAAACTGGTGCAGATGGCACTCCTGTAATGATTTCAGAAGCAGCAGCAAAAACTCAAATCTCTGTATTGTATGTTGAGAAAACTCAACCAGTTCAAAAGATTGCAGTTTATTCTAAAGTTTCTACGGAATTATTAGCTGACTTGCCTCAGTTGACAAGTTTTATCCAAAACTCAATGTTGAAGCGTGTTAATGTAGCTATTGAAACTCAATTATTCTCAGGTACAGGTGTAGCTCCTTATCTTAAAGGTGCTAACGAATGGGCAACTACATTTGCCACAGGTGCTACTTTAGCTAATAGCATTCCTTATGCTAACGAAATTGATGTAATTCACGCAGTTGCAAATCAAGTTGATTTAGCTTTCGGTACACCTAACGCAATCTTCGTTCACCCTGATACATTGAACAAAATCTTCGGATTGAAATCATCAACAGGCGAACCATTATACAAAGATTATATGGATTGGTCTATCGGTGGTATGGGTCGTAACTTGGTTGTTGCAGGTATGCAAGTAATTGCTACTCCTGCCGTTACCACAGGCAGTTTTGTTGGTGGTGATATGAAGGTGTTGAATGTATTGTTCAGAGAAAGTTTAAACATCCGTTTAACTCCATCAGGTGACGATCCAATCAATAACTTGATGACACTTATCGTTGAGGCACGTCTTGTTCAGTTTGCATCTGCTAACGATACAATGTTTGGTAAAAGGTGATTTCGCAACAGCTATTGCAGCTTTAACTTCAATCGCATAAATTAAATAACAATGGCAAAATCTAAAGTAAATAAAGTAATAGAAGAATTGGATGTATTGGATACTCCTATCGAAGAACAACCTATCGTTGAAGAACAACAACCAATCGCAGAACTTCCTATTTTAAAAGGAGACCAAACAATCATCGGATTAGGTTTAGGTGGACTTGTCAAGGATAAGGAGTATAAGGTATCATCCGACATAGCTACTATTTTAATTACTAAAGGTTTTGCCTCTTTAAAAAACAAATAAATGAAAAAATTAGGAATCATATTACTGATGGCTGCGCTCTTCAGTTGCAACGACACACAAGCGCAAATTACAATGTATAAGTCTACCGCTTTACAAAGTGGTATTACTACCCAAACATCTGACACGTTGTCGAATGTTGAAACTACATACTTCAATGTGCGAACAGGTGCATTGAATAAGTACACAACCAATAAGTACGCATTTTATTTTACTGTTGATACAGCCTCAAGCGTAACACCAGTTACAGTTAATGCCGTAGCTCAAGGAAGTTATGATGGTATTAATTGGTTTAATATGAGTTCTACATTTAGCGGTGTTGATGGAGTTAATTGTGATAGTTTAACTATTGCATCTTCAGCTCAAAATAATGTACAAAAGAAAATATCTTGTATTGGTGGTGCAGGGAAATTCGTATACGCAGTAAGCACTTTCAATTGTACCGCACGAGTGACTTATGCAAGACTTGTATTCGTTCAAGCAAGTGGTACGTCAACGCTATATATAAATAACGTGTATTTAATCCCATTTAGTAATTAATGAGCCAAATAACTCAATTAAATCATTTCGCAGGTAATATTTATTTACCTAATGTAACTTCACAAGCAACCGTAGAAGGTGCAAAAGCTACTGCGTTCATTAATAAATATGAGCCTGAGTATTTGCAATATATTCTTGGCTATGAACTATATGATTTATTTGAGAATGGTTTATTAACTAATACGACTATCTACAAGAATATCAGAGATGGGGTTACCTATACTGATGTTTGGACTGGTCGCACGGAGAAATGGTATGGTTTTGCATCGGTTGGTACGAATCCCATAGCGAATTACATTTATTATCAGTTGTTGAAAAACAACGCACAACAAACAACAGGAATTGGTCAGGTGAACACGGTAGCGGAAAACGCTACTCGTGTCTCTCCTGAGATTCCAATGTGTAGTGCTTGGAATGAGATGGTTGATTTTAATATCAAGCTATACGGATTCTTATACGCTAATCAAGACATATATCCATCTTGGATAGGCAACGATTATTACGCAAGGTCTCAAGAGTTCGTAAACTTATATAGAAAGATTAATACATTCGGCATCTAATGGGAGCAACCTATACTTCACTTCCTATATCTATACCTTCAATTATGAAGGCGATTGTTAGCGAGGTACAAACTAACTTAATAGATGAAGCATCACTTGGCATTTCAAGAGTATCATTTAAATGTGAAACTTGGATTAAGTTAATGGAAAGGTTGAGTAAGGAATCTCAGATTGGTTCATTTAGCCAAGAAAAGTATCCTCTTGTTGCATTATTACGCAACTTTGATGAGAAGTATAAAGCTAACACCGATCTTGTTGAAGTATCATTAACATTGGTGATTGTAACTCCATCTACACCCACGAAAGAGAGTGAGGACAGAGAAGTAGATAATTACACACCAATATTATATCCTATCTATGCTGAGTTGATGTCGGTACTTGCTGAATCGCCTTACTTCTTAGGTTATGGTATATCCATTGAGCATACCAAGACTGATAATATGCACTTGGGAGTTGATGGAACACAAGGTAATACTAAGTACTTACTTCCTGATTGCGTTGATGGTATTATTATAAGTGGGTTGAAGTTAGGAGTTGTGCCATCACGTTGTGTTGGGTTTAACTATGGCCCTTCAGTTCAGTTAGTTTACTTAAATAATATTAGCGAAATAACATTAACGGCAGGGGATAATTATGTTGCAGTGCGTCTTAATAATGTGCAATACATTAATACTGGATTTTATCCAACTCCAACTTATTGGATAAATGTTCCAACAGGATTGGGTACATCTACTGATTACGAAATACTTGTTGATGACGAAGCGTTTTCTTTTTCACTAAACGGATTAGATGATGGTAATTATCAAGGGTATGTATATTGTGACGATGGATTAACAACTAGTACTTTATACTTTACTTTCTACGTTAAGAATAATCAAGCTGTTAAGTATACAAGGCACGTTAAGTATAGACTGACAAACTTTATAGTATCAGGAGAAGAGTATACGGACTATCCATTAGATATTGTACACAATTTTGCTTATTCAAGTCCTGATATTCAAGAGATAATAATATTAAGCGAAGGTGGGAATGTTCAATACAATAATCAATTTGTGCCACTTGTGCAAGATACAACAACAATAACAACAACAATTTTATTAGAAAAGCCAAACACCCCTGCTCAAGTAATTTATTCAATTACTGTTAACGGAGAATATTTGGAATCACAATCATATTATAAAACAACAAATTAAAAATTATGCCAACATACACAAACATAATCGCTTGTAATACTGCGAATAGCAATACAGGGATTCCTCAATGTTCCTTCGACTTTGGAACTATTGAAAAATTTATGCTTATCCCAAAAGGGACTAAGTTTACACAAACGCACGTTCAGACTTTATTCTCAGTCTTGAATGGTTCATCGGTAGTAGGTTCAGCGCAATATAGTCCTGAATCAGGAAGAGGTTACCCAATCGGTAAGTTCATAAACATTGAAGATAAGAGTACGGAAACGACTACTACTTCAACAGGATATGGCTCAATGATTCTTGGTAAGAAAGGTAAGTTCCACTTTGAGTGGGAGTATAAGAATGGTGGTATGAACTACGATGTTATGCTTACTACTTTTGAAGGCGCACAAGATTCATACGATGTATTGTTATTCGATAAGACTGCGAATGCGGTAATCGGAACTACACCTGATGCTAATGCTCTTGGTAACGTACTTCAAGGTCTTAGCCTTGACTTGATTATCTGCCCTTTACCTAAGTTATCTGCCGATGGTGTTACAACACACAAGATTGGATTGATATTCTCTGACGCTAACGAGTTGATGCAATCAATGGCTTACTATGTATTACCTACTTCACAAAAGGTTAATAACATCGTAGGTTTGCGTAACTTGGAGTTAAATATCCATACATCATTTACAGGTACAACGGGTAAGATTAGAATTACTACCGATGGTGGTGCAGTAGATTTGTATGACACTTATGGTGCTACATTAGCAGGTCTTTATGCTAACTGGGCGGTAGTTAATAATAATACAGGTGCAACATTGACTATTACTTCAATAACTGCAACGGCTGCTACAAAAACATTGAATTTTGTAATGTCAGCATCAATTACCGCAGGTCAGGAGATTACTATAACTACTCCTACGGCAGCTCAATTAAGCGCAGGTTCTATGCCAGGATTTGGTAACGGTCAAGTAATAACAACAGTAGTTTAATATGGATAATATAACAATAACAATAGATAATACCACTTGGAATACTGATGTAGTAAAGTCGTATACATCGGTATCTGAGTTTGTTGTAGCACACGCTACATACGATTGGTTCACCGAAGAATATCTTAACAATGTATATTTTCTTGTAACTGCAACTGAGGACAAGCCTAAAGGTAAAAACAAATAACAAATAGGGAGGGTGCGGTAATGCGTACCCTCCATTACCTTATGACAATTCAAGAGAAATACCAACGATTTAAAGGGTTGCAAAAAGACCTTGATATATGTGGTATGGATTCTATGAGAGATACTCAAAAAGAGTTCTTGGATTACAATAAGGAGCAGATGTTAAGTGGTGAAGGCAATGATGGACAAGCAATGGGCGAATACGCATTACCTTGGTACGCAGATAAGAAGTTTAAGATGAATCCACGAGCAGATGGTAATGTTGACTTGTACCTAACTGGTTCTTTTCAAGCAGGAATGTTTATGGATATATCGGCTAAGAACTACGTCATCAAGAGTACGGATGGCAAGACGGCAAAGTTACTTGGTTGGTATCCTAACGCATTCGGATTGAACAAGGAGAACTTAGATGAGTATAGAAATGGTGTATTCTTTGATGCCTTTATGAAAAGAGTAAGACGGCAAGTAAATGGCTAAAGATAAGATATGTTTGCCGTGTGAGAGAGAGAAGGCTAAGTTACCAACGTATGGTAAATTGGCTAAACAACGAGCAATAAATGAAAACAAAACAATAGTAGTATATTTCGATGAGGAAGATAAAAAGTATTATACAACGGATTTGGAAACAGCGCAAAAGCGAGGTTATAAAGCCGTTGAATATTACACGCCTATATAACTCTATTGATATGCCACTACGAGTATTCATTGATGCAATCGTAGATGGTAAGACCGAAGATATTGATAACTTTGAAGATATTTACATTGAGTTTTGCGAATCTATTGGCGGTAGGCAGTTAGAACAATCAATGGATCAGAACAAGGAGATAGTAACGCTACGTTCAAGGGTTATCGTTACCGCTAAGACTATTGAGATGTTACTAATGACAAGGAGCAAAGATATGTTTGACTTGCTTATGTCCTTTGAGTATCCTACACAAGCATTGGAGTTTTCTGATGAGAACATAGAGAAGTTGATAATGCAGATTGAACCGCACTTGAAGTTAGAATCGGTGGACTTACAAGTTTTGCAGAACGCATTACCAAAGACTAAAGGAAGTTACACAAGAGATTATTTTTACTCAATGTTGGTTGAGATTTCAACGGCATTCAAGATGTCCGTAACGGATGATATATCTTTACGGATGTATTGTGCTTATGTAGTCAAATACAAGCAATACGCAGAACAATTAAATAAGCAAAATATATGATGTACGCAGTTTGTTTTATAGGTGGTATTATTTTCACATTTGCAACCTCTTGGTTGTATAATAAGATGCTTGACATATATTTGCAAAGGAAGGAAGATGAAGACTTTTTAACGGACTATTTTAACCAATTAGAAGAAGATGGCAAACGCTAACGGCAGTATAGATGAAATAATTGGGCAGGAAGCGATTAAGCAGATTGATGACGCTACCGCTAAAATGGGTACGTTATTAACTACCTTCAAGGAATCAGTTACTGCGGTTAACTTAATGAATGATGCTTTGAATAAAGCAGGTAGTGGTGGTAGTGGTGGACTAAAGAGTAATACAACCGCTATCAATGAGCAAGAGAAGGCACTTAAAGCCTTGATTAAGGCTAATGAAGATGCAGGTAAGGAGTACATACAACTACAACAATTAACTAAGCAACAAACGGCTGCTAATAGGTTAGACGCACAATCAGCGAATGCCTCCAAAGGTAGTTACAATGAACTACAAGCTAATATGGCATTGCTCATTGCGAAGTACAAATCATTGAGTGCTGAGATGCGTAGTGGGGCAATCGGTAAGGGATTACAAGCTGATATTGCAATGGCGAATAAGTCATTGAAAGATTTAGATGCAGGACTTGGTAATATGCAACGTAACGTAGGTAACTATGGTTCAGCGTTATCTAAGGTATGGGGTGGTATTAGACAAATAGCTTACATATTGCCTGGTCTTGGTATTGCAGGTATATTTAATTTGGCAGGTGAGGCGATAGTTCAATTATTTCCTCAAATAGAAGAGTTTTATAATAAAATTGTAAATGGTAATGCAGAGGCGAAAAAAGCAGCTAAAGAATTAAGTGAAGATATTGGCAAACAAACAGGAAAATTTGAATCACTTACAAGGCAATTAAATGACCATAATTTAAGTAAAGAACAACACATTAGGGCGGCAAAAGAATTGCAAGAACTTTATCCAACAGCATTAAAAAATTATTCAGCAGAAGAAATTGCAGCAGGTAAAGCATCAGAAGCAATTAAATTAATTGGCAAGGCTTTAATAGCAGTATCAATGGCAAGAGCAGCACAAGCAGATATTGATAAAAATGCAGCTGAAAAATATTCTAATGAAAAAAATATAGATGAATTAAAGGCTAAGTTAATACTTGAAAAAGAAAATCAAAAAATATTTTTAGAACAAACTAAAACTATAAATAGAAATGATAATTATTATAATTTGATTGTTGAAAGAGCAAATAAATCAACTAATGCAATTTCTTCAATGTCATCTGAAATTGAGAAATTAACAAATCGAAATAATGAATTAGAAAATTCAATGAATAAAGCAGCCAATGCAATAGGTGAATATGATGCAGCAGCTAACGCTGGTGGTATTAAATTGGATGGTAACGATTTGAGCAAAGGTAAAAAGAAAGAAAAGATAATCAAAGAAATTGAAATTCACGTTAAATGGATTGAAGATAATTTGCCATCAACAGGCTTATCTCCTGCAACCGTAAAAGCATTAGGAGATGCCTATAAGGGAATGTTTGAATCTATTAATGATGATATTGCGGCAGAATATCCACAAGGACTTGGAGACCCTGAAGCGGCTCAATTAAATCTTCAACTTTCTGAACACGCAAATCAAAAACGTATTGAAGCAGATAAAAATAAAATTGCTGAAGATAATAATAAATTAAGAGTACAGAACACTAAAGAAATGTTGAACGCTATCGTTCAAATAACAAATGATGCTACTTCTGCATTATCTGCTATAAGCGATGCAATTACCGAAAGAGAACTTTTGGCTATTGATAAACGTGATAAGGCATTAAAACTACTTTATGATAATGAACTTAGGTTTATTGAAAACTCAGGATTTTCATCAGCAGAAAAAGAAAAACAAAAGCAAAAATTACAAGCACAAACTGAGGCTAAACAAAAACAAATTGATAGAGATAGAGTTACTGCATTAAGAAAACAAGCGGCATTAAATAAAGCATTATCAATAGTAAATATTATAGCTAAAACTGCTGAAGCAGTTATGGCTAATTTAAGCATTCCAGTTTATGGTCAAATAATGGCAGCAGTTGCAGCAGCATTAGGTGCAGCAGAATTAGCTAAAGTCATTGCAACACCACTTCCACAATATGCTAAAGGTCGTAAAGGCGGTAAAGCAGAACACGCTATCGTTGGTGAGATAGGACAAGAGGCAATCGTAACTACTGATGGTAAGGTAACGCTTACACCATCAACTCCAAGTCTTGCTTACATCCCACAAGGTGCGGATGTAATTCCTCACAACGAACTAATAAAGAACTCAGCGTATGTAGCACTTGCAAGACAAGGAACTGTTACTACTGATAAGTTACAAATGGCATTGATAGATGAGTTTGAACGTAATACTAATGAGATTAAAGAACTCAAGGAGATAATGAAGTCTAAGAACCTAACTGCAACATATAACGGATTGGGTGCATTTGAATCATATAAACAAGCAAACATAAGATAATGGCGCAACCTAAACCATATAGACATTATCTAAGGTATTATGATATATCTGCATTAGCATACGAATACTATTATGTAACAGGTACTACCGTAGATAATACAAGTGGCAAAACTGAACTTGCTCGTGCGCCTGAAGGATGGCAAGAATATGAAGTTGGTTGGGAACGTGGGTTTACTTACTACGGAATGTTTACATCATACGCAACACCTTTAAAGTTTCACAAGGATGGTGCATTGATACTTCGTTACTTACAATATACTTATGGCATAGAAGCTAAGTGCGAGTTGCTTGTAGAAAAGTTTAATAGTGATACTGCGGTATTCGATTACGAAACATTTTTTATTGGAGATTTGGATTTGTCTAAAGCTACTGATGAGTTTGATTACGTTGTTGTACCAATAATGGAAAGTGGTTTCCCTGCAAAGTTAAAGGCAAGAGAAGATACACCTTATGAGTTTGCATTGGATGGTAATGCTGATGCTAAGTATGTATATAATGATGGAGTTGCTTTGCAATCTAAATTATTTTGGACAAGTGTTGATGGTGGTACAATTGCTGGAATTAATACATTTGATGAATTTCCGTTTTTATCTTTTTATGCGTATGAAGGAACTAATTTTTTGCAAAGATATTTTGATGTAACTCAAACTCCTCCACAAAAAGGATTTATTAAAAATGAAGAAACTACATCAGTAGATTATACAATAACTTTAAGTGGTAGTTATATAATTAATACACAAGGAATAACAGGTATTAAATATTTTACAATAAGACTTATTGAAACTGACTCTAATGGTGTTGGTATAGTAGGTGGTATTACTGATATTTATATATCACCAACAGGTATTTCAAGTAATAGTACTGGTATATATAATATTAGTACTATAACTGTACAATATACATTGCCATCAAATCATTATTTACAATTAGGTCATTTTCTTGCAGGTGGACCATTGGGGAGTAACGATCCAAATCCTGCGGCATTAAACTCACAATGGTCTACTGGAGTTTCTGCTTTAGATTTTTCTGTTTATTTTCAAAATAAATATGTAGGTTCATATCATCCAACTTTAAAAGCAGTTGATGTAATGGAATATCTTATTAATGAAATAGGGAAGAACAATTTAGGGCAACCTGACCAAACTCCTACTTTTATTGACCATACTATTGAATCTCAATTCCCAAATCAAATTGTAATTACATCAGGTGATGGTATTAGAAATTTTAAAGGTAGTAAATTAAAAATATCATTTTCTGAACTATTCAAGTTTCTAAACACAAAGTTTGGAGTAGCATTTTATTATGATAAAACTACAAATACTTGCCATTTACAAGATAAATCAAATGTGTTTATAAATTCTCAAGGTGTAGGATATGGTAATATTGGAAGTGTAAATAATCTTAAAATAACTCCATTCACATCTGAGGCATTTGTAAACTTAAAGATAGGAAATCAAAATTTTTCTTATGACCAAAAAGGAGATGGAATTAATGAAATCACTAATGGTAAAGATGAGTTTAATAACGAGACTGTAAGATTAAGTCCATTAGTAAGAATTAATGCTACTGCGGATTACATTAGTCCTATTCGTTGTGATAGATTTGGGATTGAATTTACTCGTATTAATTACACGAATAAAACAATATCTGATGCTTCAACTGATAATGACATATTTGCCATTCATAAAAACGAAGATAGTAGTGGAAATTTCCAATTATATAATGGTACTTCTTATGTTACAACACCTTATTACCTTTTATACCGAACACCGATAGTAGTAGGTACTTGGGAGATACAAAATATATATTCTCCTTCAACGGCATATAACATACTTTTTTCACCACAGCGTTCTCTATTTAGAAATGGTGCTTACTTCCGTTCATTGCTGAAACTTAACGATTCTGATTCGCTTAACTTTCAAATAAGCGGTATGAATAATATAAATAACGCTAAGATGATTACCTATACAAATGGAGCATTAGACTTCAATGAAGGCGGTGCGGTTCTAATTAGTGATTTATGCCCTGATGAGGATTTGTTATTCAAGCCTATAATCTTTGAGTTTGAAACAAAGGAAGTCATAAATTTGTACAATTTAATTGAAGATAATCCTTATAGTTATGTTACCTTTACATACTTGGATAATCAATATGCAGGGTTCATAATATCAGCGAAAAGTAAACCAGTAATAAGAGGTACAACACAGTTCAAATTGTTAGCAGCACCGCACATAAATTTAACCAACTTAATACGATAGATGGCAAACATATTTGAAATACCTTTACTCAATCCACTTAGGGCAATATGGCAAAGTGATAAACTGAATGCAGACCCAGCAGGAACTGTACTATACCAATCCTTCAATCCTTCTTATAACTATCGTAACATAGATTCCGATTGGTACTATCGAACTCTAAAGGAATATGAGCAGAAACAACCTTACGTTCAACCATTTCAGCAATCAGATACAATTAGAGTTCAATGGATAGGTAGCGACAATACTTATGGCTATTATGACCACGTTAAATTGCTTGATAGCAATGGATCGGATACAGGTGTTTCAATTTCAGTAGGTTCTTCGGTAATCGGTAGTAAAACCTTGTACACCATTACACTTCCATTATGGAACATCAATGAAGGCAAATATTTCTTATCAGTATATCATCTTCCTGCATCCAACGATAGAACTTATATTATCTTTGAACCATTCCACGTTAAGCAAGTTCACATCAAGACGGTTAGAATAGATTATTACAACTCATTCAATGACCAATCTGTTATCTATGTTACTCCTGATTACATACCACAAATACGAGTTCACGGATGTATTACTGATGTAACTAACGAAAGTAAGTTTAACGTATACGAAGACCAACCTATGAATGTAGAGATGGTATCAGGCATTCCGTATCGCACGTTTGAGTTAACACTTGGTGGTAGTAAAGGTATTCCACAATGGTACGCAGACATCATAGAACGTGCCTTGTTGACCGATACTCTTATGATTGATGGTATTGCTTACACAAGAGCAGAAGGGGCTAAATTAGAGGCTAAGAAGGAAGCAGGTAAGCCTTTGAATATGTATACTATCAAGTTACGAGAAAGATACAATACGGCAACATTAGATATAGTTCAAAAGAAATCTTATGTAGTCGGTACAATGCCTCAGACGAATTACTTTTGGATTGAGACTATGACAATTAATAACGCATCAGTTAACGTAAGACGTATGTTCAAAGGTAAGCGTAATTTCTTAGACTACTTGAACGCAACGTACTTGCTTACTTATGGTTATTGGGCAGAAGATTATAATAATAAACTTGTGTTTGTACTTAACTCTATAACTACAAGCATAAACACAACAACACTTACAACGGCTAATACGTTAGCTTACGGAATTAGATTCAGATGCGTTGGGACTGGAGATTTTGAGTTTGATGTTTCAGCACCTGCAAGTAGCAACTTTTATGCAGTTGCGTATTCAGATGGTACGGCATCAGTTTACAAAACTGCATTGGCAACAACACCAAGTACTACATCAATAGGCACTTCGTTTGCAATAAACAAAACAAGGGATATTTATATATTTACAAGCAATGCAAAGACTTATGGGGATATTGGAACAAATGTAACAATAAGCGAAATTGATGGTGATTTACCTATTGGATGTACAAATTTTAGCTCACCAAGTTCATTAGGTATTAATACTATTGGAAGTATGTTTAAGTATATGACAAGTCTTAGAGAATTTGATTTACGTTTTCAAAAGTTATCTTCATCTATGATAGATAGTATCATAATGAACCTATACGATGCAAGGACAAGGCTTCACTCAACTTGTACAATATATTTGAATGGTCAAACACCATCTGCACCTCCAAGTAATACACAGGGCATTAACTTGTTTAAGTCTACTATTAAATCACTTATAACAACTTTAACTACCGACTAATGGCACTACTACCAATAGGAAATAGAAAGCGTTATAGCAATAGGTTACAAGTAACAACCGTTGAAGCTGAGTATAACATACTTATGAAAGCTAATAACGGAGATGACATTAGTATAAGTAAGGCAGATTTTATGACGTATGTAAGTAATAACGATATTGATGGAGGCGATGCGAATAGCAGATATTTAATAACACAAAAAATAGATGGAGGTAACGCATAATGGCTAACATAATACAAATACGAAGAGACTTAGGTGCTAATTGGACTTCTGCGAATCCAACACTTGCCGATGGTGAATTAGGTATTGAAACGGATGCCTCACCTGCTGCCAAGATGAAGATTGGTAACGCAACTGATGATTGGACTACGTTACAATATCTTGCCATTGATGGATCAAGAATATACAACGGAACAACTGCACCATCAACATTATACAATGACCACGATTACTATATCCGTACTTCAAATGGTGCAGTATACGAACAACAATCAGGTGCTTGGGTATTGCTATTTACAATGTCAGGTGGTGGCGGTTCATCTTGGACTGATGCAACTATAACTGATGCTAACTTTACCGCAGCTAACGATACAAGATACTATTTACCTGCTCATACATTATCTGCCAATAGATTGGTTAACATAGGTAGCATAACAACGCAAGTAATGTTTATCATTGAGGAGAATTACGATGATTGGCATCTATCGTTTACAGGCGGTACGGTATATGATTCAGGTGGTTCAAACGTGATAACTGAAATACTTGGTCAATGGACAACTGTATATACTAAAATAGGAAGTAAATTAATAAGAACACAATAATATGAGAAGAATCATTACGGCACTATTAGTGCTACTAACAACAAGTGCAATAGCACAAAACGGAGGTCAGATAACTGGCAAGAAGAATAGCGGACTTACAGGAACTGTGATGGTAGATTCCGTTGCATTGAAAGTATCAGATAGTGCATCTCGTGTTTACCTATCAGCTATGAAGTTAAAGTCAGATAGCATCTACAAACGTATGTACCAAGATTCGGTCAACCTTGCAAAGTTAAGTACAGGAGTTACGATAACAGGTAGCGTAACTGCGAATCTTGATGTAACGGATAGTACTAATTTAGCAGGTATCAATAGCAAGTTAGGAGGCACGTTGACGGTTTCACTTCCAACAGGTGCGTCAACTGAAACAACTCTATCCGCTTTAAATAGCAAAGTGCCATCAAATTTAACAACTGCTGGGAACAGACTTGCTATTTATAGTCCTGATAGTATTAGAGTTTTTGCAACTAATGGGTTTGGAAGTGGCGGTAGTGGAGGTACAACAAGTTTAGATGCAGTTGATTCCACTAATCTTGCAAATACGGCTACAAATACATCAAGGCTACCATCAGGATTAACGGTGACATCAACTCGGTTATTAGTTGATGGTAGTGGGGTAACACAACCTGTATCATTATCAGGCAATGTTAACACAACTATATCAAATGTGACTAAGAAAACATTAGGTACGCCAATAGTATCGGCAGATACAGGGTTAGTTGTTAATGCGGTTATGCACGGATTGACAACAGGCGGTGGTGGTGGATATGTTGATGTAAAAGTTAACCCATCAGGCGCATTGACTGTTGAAGCAACATTGGATAGTGCTACACAACGAGGAACTATGAAGATTAGCAATTTTCCTGCTACACAAGCCGTAAGTGGTACATTTTATCAAGCTACACAACCTATATCATTCACAAGACTTAAAGCATCAACGGATACGGTGGCAATATCAGGTAGTATCACCGCTACCGCAGGTGCAACAACTATTTATGATTCAACTTATACGGCAGTTCAAATGGATACGGCAGGACTTGGCGCAATGGCTAATTCGGCAACGGTTGGATGGCAATCAGATTCTGTTGGGTTGCGTCAATGGAAGTGTACCGATGTAAAAATAGGAGTTAAGATAAGTATGGCAAACACCGCACCTGCAAATGACAAGGCGGTGTATGTCTATGTATATCCAATGTGGTACGATGGTAGTACTTGGTACTTTGCATCAGGTGGTACAACAACTTTTCCATCAGGTGCAAATGGTACTTATACAACTGCATCACCTAATAACTTACGATTGCTTGGAGTATTGAGTTACACTACTACAAATATGGTTTTACAAGACCAATTTGTACTAAGCAATGCTTTTGGTTCAACAATGCCTGATGCTTTTGGATTGGTAATTGTAGACTTTTCAGGTGCAGCTATTCATACAACAAATCATAGAATCTATTATTCACTCATAAACAAAGTACAACGATAATGCG